TGGCAGGTTCGAAGTACCCGAACATTCGCCGGATCTTCCACAAGCTACGGGTGTTTAGCGCCTAGGGGTGTCCCGGGCGTGTTGATGTGCAAACAGTAATAGACGCACATCCACTCATTTTCCAACGTTGGGGTTATAGAAGCACGGCAGTGCACCAAGCCACCCTCGACAATTTGGATTTTAGAGTTATAACACGCCCTGGGATACCCGTTCGAGAGCGTTTAGCCAGTGCGCTCTGTAATATCACTGGTGGTCTTGAGCTTGGTATATATAGATCCTCCGTGGACGAAGGACTCGCAGCGTTGTTGGAGCGGGTCTTTTATGTGGCGGACGGGTTAGGGGGTTGGAAACGTCCCCCGCAGCCCGAAAGGGAGTTCTGGCGGACTGTCATTAAGCCGGCGGTTCGTGGTGCTTATTTCCATCCTGTTGCCAGATTGAGTGTTGATGAGTTTATGTCCCGATATAAAGGCGCTAAGCTCTCCACCTATAAGAAGGCAGCAGATGATCTGAGTGTCCATGGTTTGTTGGCCAAACATAGTTTCGTTGGAGCTTTTGTCAAAGACGAGCGTCAATTGCGGGGTAAGGCCCCCCGTTTAATACGTCCATTTTCTCCCGTCTTTAACTTAACCTTTGGAACCTTCGTGTATCCGCTAGAGAAGTCCGTTTATGGTGCGATTGACGGGCTTTATGGTGGACCAACTGTGACCAAGGGGCTTAACAGCTCTGAGGTTGCACGGGCGCTCCGTTCTAAGTGGGACGAGTTTGGTGATCCAGTTTGTTTGATTACCGACATGTCTCGCTTCGATCAGCATTGCTCGCGTGAGCCACTTGAGTGGGTCCGTAGACTGTGTTGCAAGGCTTTGTATAAAACCCAGGAAGACGTGGGTGAATTCACTAGGCTTTGGCGCAAGACCATCCGGACCAAGGGTGTGGTGATATGCGAGGATGGGGTTGTTCGGTATAGTGTTGATGGAACGTTGAACTCCGGTTTGAGTTCGACCTCCCTGTGCGGTGTTGCAATCGTTTGTTTCCTCTTGCGGGCGTAC